AGAACAAAACGGAGGATATTGAACACCTGAAAGATACTGACCCTATTGGTTATGCCGTAAAGGTTGCCGAACTTTCTCAACGGGAGAAGCAACTAACTGCCGTTCAAGCCGAACGCTCTCGCCTTGCCCAACAGCAACAAGCGGAGTATCAGCAGAAACTGCAAGAGGTGCTGATTCAAGAAGCTGGGAAGGTTTCGCAGGCAATTCCTGAATGGGATACCGAAAAGGGAGAGGATGTACGCCGAGACATTCGCACTTACGCGAAAGGGGTTGGCTACTCCGATCAGGAACTTTCACAAGCCTACGACAGCCGAGCAGTGATTACGCTCTGGAAGGCCGCGCAGTACGACAAGCTAATCTCCAACAAGCCGGAAGTCACTAAAAAGGTGAGCGAGGCTCCGAAGATGATGAAGCCCGGAACTGCGAAGGTATCGAACCCAGAATCGGATGCGCTGAAAGCTGAACGAAACCGCTTGCGTAAATCTGGCAAGGCTAGGGACGCAGCGACCATCTTTGAACGATTCTTGGCATAGGAGCAATCATGCCCACCTTTACCGCACACACGGCCATTGGCCAGCGCGAAGATCTTATCGATGTCATCTACGACATCAGCCCCACCGAAACCCCGATCATGAGCACTCTGGCTCGCACCAAAGCGACCGCAGTGTTTCACGAGTGGCAATCGGATTCCCTGGCTGCTGCAACGTCGGCTAACGCTGCCGTTGAAGGCGCAGACGCTGTGTCGGCAACCATCAGCCCGACCACTCGTCTCGGCAACTACACGCAGATCGTTCAAAAGACGATTCAAGTGTCCGGCACGCTCGAAACGGTCAACAAGGCCGGTCGGCGCTCGGAGAAGGCTTATCAGTTGTCGAAAGCCGCTGCTGAGTTGAAGCGGGACATGGAAACCATCATCACTGCCAACCAAGGCCGTGACCAGGGTTCATCCAGTTCCGCTCGTAAACTCGGTGCGATTCTGTCGTGGATCAAGACCAACACCTCCAAAGGTACGTCTGGCACTGACCCGACGACCATCGGCGTATCGACCCGTTCCGACGGTGCTACTCGGACCTTTACCGAGCAGCTTCTGAAGGACGAAGTTGCTGCTGCGTTTGAGTCGGGTGGTAATCCGACGATGCTGGTTGTTGGCTCGGGTCTGAAGCAAAAGGTTTCCTCGTTTGCCGGTATCGCTGCCCAGCGTTACATGGCTCCTGGTGACCAGCCGACGACGATTATCGGTGCTGCCGACGTATACATGAGCGACTTTGGAACGCTGAATGTTGTTCCTGACCGCTTTATGCGTACCCGTGATGCGCTGCTGATTGACCCGGAATACGCAGCCCTTGCGTATCTGCGTCCGTTTGCGACGATGGATCTCGCAAAAGTTGGCGACAGCGACAAGACTCAGTTGCTGTGCGAGTTCACGCTTGAGATGCGGAACGAGGCTGCTCATGCTCTTGTGGCCGACCTCAACCCCGCGCTGTAACTCTTAACGGAGTGGACGCCCCTGCTTTCGAGTGGGGGCGTTTTTATATGCCTAGACTATTCTCTGTAAACGAAGGCTCCATCACTGTCGCTCACGAGACGGACGACGGTGTGATATTGGAAACCAGACAGGATGTTTCCCATATCATCGAGGCCAACAAGAAGCAGTACAACGAAGCCAGCAACACATACGACGACGTAATCACTCACGTTGCTCGTTTACCGCTTACAGTGGTTGACGATCTGAACCGCAAAAAGGTAATGCAAGGGCTCAAGGTCATCGACAGCAAGGCGTTTAAAGCCTTCCTCAACCATCCTGACAACCGATTCTTTAGAACTCATCCGGGGCACATTTGAAAGTCGCTATCTGCGTACCGTGTCGAGATGAAGTAATGGCAGGGTTCTGCTTCGACCTTGCAAGGCTGTGTGCATACGAGGCTAAGAGAGGCGTTAACGACATCCAGTTGTTGCAGATGCCTGGGACGCTGATCTTCACCCAGCGGGAGAAACTCGCTGCGGAGGCTCTAGAGTGGGGGGCGGACCAACTGTTGTGGATTGACTCTGACCAGCGATTCCCTGCCAACACGCTAGAGATTCTGCAATCACGGCAGGTTACGATGGTTGGGGTGAATGCCACGACCAGACGCGAGCCTATCCTGCCGACTGCGCTGAACCTGAAGATCGAACGCGAGATGCTGCAAGGTAAACCGACTGGTGAGCCTTATCAGGTTTGGCACAAGGTTGAGAGCCGGGGGAAGAAGGGAATTGAGCAGGTGACAGCGGTAGGGTTTGCGTGTACCCTTGTCAACAAAGAAGTTTTCGAGAAGGTTCCGCGCCCGTGGTTTGATGTCATCTGGACAGATCATGGGAACGTCATCGGAGAGGATGTAACATTCTGCGTCCGGTGCATGGAAAACGATATACCTGTCTGGGTGGATCACGAACTGTCGATGCACATCGGACACATAGGGGTCAAAACCTTCGGTTGGGATGACGTAAAGCATGGCCCTAACGACCTACAGCGATCTGCAAAGCGCAATCGCAAGCTATCTCGCAAGAAGTGATCTGACCAGTCAGATACCGGATTTCATCCGTCTGGCTGAGATTCGCTTGCGCAGAGAGCTACGCATCCGGCAGATGCTGCGTTCTGTCACCACCTCCACGACTGGTGGCGATGACACGGTGCAGCTACCGTCTGACTTCCTGCAAATTCGCGATCTGTATACGGATGGTGATCCGGTCTACCCGCTCAACTACATGACGCCGAGCCTATTTACTCGCAACTCCCGCAGTTACGAGTCAGGCAGGCCGGTGGACTATACGATCCTAGCGGATGAGTTTAAGTTCGCCCCGACGCCTGATACCGCGTACACCTTGGTAATGCTGTACTACTCCGCTCCTGCGTTCCTGTCTGACACGAACACCACGAACGTCTGGACGGTGAATGCGATGGACTGTCTCCTGTACGCAAGCCTGGGGGAAGCCGAGCCGTATCTTATGAACGACGCTCGATTGCAAGTCTGGGGTGCGCTGTACAACCGTGGTATTGCTGCGCTATCGGAGTCGGATGACAAGGCGGAGTTTTCTGCTAGCCCGTTGGTAATGAGAGTGGCGGCACGATAATGGCACTCGTACTGAAAGACAGGGTAAAAGAGACGACCAGCACGCAGGGGACGGGCACTATCACTCTGTTGGGTGCTGTCCAGGGATACCAAGCGTTTTCGTCTATCGGTAACGGCAACACGACCTATTACTGCATCCAGGGTATAGCCGATTGGGAAGTCGGTATCGGTACGGTTGGCGCTGGCACGTTGACCCGAGACACGGTACTTGCAAGCAGCAACAGCGGCAGTCTTGTTGGATTCGGGTCTGGTGTTAAGGATGTGTTCTGCACCTACCCTGCTGGAAAGTCGGTCAGCACTGACTCATTGCCGGTTACGATTGCTGTTAACACGACTTCGCCTAATGCGACTGTAAATGTTGCGAGCCTGACCTCTGCTGTTTCTACGACAAACGGTGACGTTGCGTTAGTTCCGAAGGGCACTGGAGCGAAACTCGCACAAGTACCGGATAGCGCTATTGCTGGTGGCAACAAGCGCGGGGTACACGCTGTTGACTGGCAGACCATTCGCGTAGCTGCGACAGACGTTGCAAGCGGAGACTATTCTGTTGTTGGTGGTGGCTACAGCAACCGTTCATCTGGTTCTTCCTCCGTTATTGGGGGTGGTAGCAGCAATGACGCTACAGCCCTTTACGCAACCGTTGGCGGTGGTGGTGATAATGAAGCAACAGCAACAGGGGCGACAGTAGCAGGTGGGAGCGGCAACGAAGCAACTGCGCTCTATGCTTTTGTAGGGTCTGGCCGGTTCAACATTGCGTCTGGTCAATATTCTGCAATTGGCGGCGGCTATGATGGATTAGCGTCCGGCAATTATTCTGTGATTGGCGGTGGTTTAAACAATCAGGCTACCGCAGCCAAGTCCACCATTAGCGGTGGAGAGCAAAGCATTGCGTCTGGCGGGGCAAGCACAGTTGGAGGTGGTCAGCAGAATACCGCATCTGGGGTCTATTCTGTTGTGGGTGGTGGTTACATAAACAATGCCACTGCCTCATCAGCAACTGTTGCCGGTGGCGATACAAATACTGCGTCAGGTTCTAATTCTGCTGTTTTGGGTGGATCGAACAATGTCGCAAGCGGTGCATCGTCCTCTGTAATTGGCGGGACTAACGGGACGACAAGAGGTATTGCGGGGCTACACGTTGCGTCAACCGGCGACTATCCGGTTGGAGTCACTGTAGGTTCAGCACAAGCTAGCACTCTTGTTATTGGTAGGGTAACAACGGATGCGGTTGCTAGCGCATTAAGAAGCACAACTGCGGCTGCTGGCGCTGCAAATCAACTCGTTCTTGCTGACAACTCTGCTCTTAGCGTACAAGGAACTGTTGTTGCGCGAGGAAACAGCACCGGCGATGTGGCTGGCTGGACCTTTGTTGCGACTGCTAAACGAGGCGCAAACGCTGCTAGCACGGCTATCGTTGCATCTACTGTGACATCTATCGGTGCGGATTCCGGAGCGTCTACCTGGGTGGTTGCAATCGCTGCTGACACTACAAACGGCGCACTAAGGGTCAACGTAACGGGTCAAGCCGGAGTCACGATTAGCTGGGTTTGCACGATACGATCTGCCGAGGTGATCCCGTAATGTTTGGCATCTCGTCTTTCTCAGAGGCTCCGTTCAGTGGTCTTGTTGTAACGGAGGCCGGTGGATGGCAGGAGATCAGGAATAATGTTGACACTTGGATCACTAAGTCAACCGACTCTAGTTTCCTGGTGAGAGCGTCTAACGGTGTTGACTACCAGTGTTCGCTGACGGTGTTATCGAGTTCTGCTGTTGGGTACGTTGTAAGTCTGGAAATTCTAAACAGTAGTGGGACAGGCTTTATCTGTTCTAGCAATTTGTGGCAAGATTCATCAACTTCGTCTAATGTGTGGGTGTAGACATGGCTGCTCCATTTTCAACGACTCCTGATAGCTGCGCTGTTAACTGC